TAGCGTCAAACTCAAGGGCTTTCTTGTAGTTCAACATGCTCCTGCCCAGAGTGTCCGCCAGCTCATGGTCGCTGACCTTGCTGAGATAGCTCATATAGTAGGCTACTTCACGGGGCAGCAGGACCCCGGCCATTACCAGGTTCCCGCAGATCATTGAGATTGCACTGTCTCTTACTGTTTCCACTTCCTTAACCTCTCAATCTGATTCTAGATTTAAAATGTCGCCAGTGGCTTTATAATGTTCTATTGTTTGAACAGCATTTGGGAAGCCCTTGCGTAACTTTTCAAGATTTGATAAATCAGCCTTAAATATTAGCTTCAACAGCATGGTTGTAAAGTTAGTTTGTTTATCACTACCTTCTACAATCTGGCGAAGGTCAAAAGATATACTCATTTATCTAACCTCTCCTCTCTTTTATTTCCTCACCATTTCCGTGAGGTTACTAACAATTATATCATGAGAGCTGATGTGTATCCATCATGGTAGGAAGTAAGTATTACTTCCAAGTCTGCCATCTTCATTTGACCCCAGGTCAGGATTTCCTTCGCTCTCTCCCGGGTGGCTAGAAATGCCCCATCAACCTCTTGACCGCAAATATCAGCAAGCAGAGGGTCAATAAGCTGTGATGTTGCTGGTTCATCGGGTTCCCATACTGCCCGGCAGGTGGTGACTGTCTGATTCTTGATGATGTACTCCATTGATTGCCTCCTTTTCATTACCTTCTGTAACCTATTATATATCCAGTTTAACCCTTTGTCAATACCCTTTTGCAAAATATTTTAACCTATCTTGACAGAATAGTAATCCTTTGTTACAATTAAAACATGGAAAGTGAATACTTGACTTTGAAAGAAGCGAGAGAATATCTGAAAGTAAGTAAGCCTAAAATCTGGCGCTTGGTTAAACAAGGAGTCCTCCCGGTATACTCTGATGAACTGGACAAGCGAAAGAAGTTAGTAAGGCGTGAAGATGTAGAGAAATTAAAGCAACCCCGGAGAATTGAGTAATGCCAACCGGGATATTTGACCATACATATTGGAGAGCCAGGATGGTACTATATGGAAGGATACGCATTAATAATGAAAAGAGACCAAGACCAAATAGACGAAATGGTCAGCATCATAGGCATGGTTACATTTACATATTTGCTAAAGGGCATCCGAGACAGGATGCTCAGGGATATATTAAGCTTTGCAATCTAATGATGGAAAGCATAACTGGCGAGCCAATCCCTGAAGGTATGGTTGTACATCACAAGAATGGTATAAGGGACGATGATAGACCTGATAACTTGGAGCTTCTTACGCCTAGCGAACATGCAAGTTTGCACCGCAAAAAATAGTTGTAAACATTTGTTAATATCGTAAATTCACTGCAAAACTCCACGCTCAAATTTCAGATTTAAGCCTAAACACTGTTTTACTACAAAAATTTATTTTACTCTTAAACAAAAATTGTCTGTCCTGATCTATTGACTTTATCACATACAATGTGCATATACTAACACCAAGGGACTACTGCGACAAAAAACGGTAGTCCTCTTTCATTTCAGATAGACAAGGGAGGGTAAGCTATGGAAGATATACAGGAGTTCCAGGACAAGCATCTAATATGTAAGGATTGCGGGGCTGAGTTCATATTTACTGCCGGCGAGCAGCAGTATTTCAAGGATCGGTTCCTTGCCGAGCCGAAGAGATGCCCGAATTGTAGAGCGAGCAGGCGCAGGCCGAACTTCCAGCACTTGAATGACGGTGAGGGGGTGGTCAATGAATGAGAAAGCCCCTTCACGATGCCCTTTTTCTGAGTGTGACGGCTCTGGTTTAATCCCTTTCTGGAGTAAGTCGGGCAGGCTGGTGCCTCATGCTTTCGTTTACTGCAAGTGTCATGAGTTCAACCAGCCTGAGCACTACCACCAGGTAAGGCCGGAAGATTTTGACTTCCCTATTTCATACAGCTATTACAGGGCTTTATGCAGTTATCACGGCTGGGCGGACCCGGGGAGTTATGAACTGCCAGAACCGGAGCCTGAATCTCAAATAGGTGCGCGCGCACCTATTTTCAGAACTCGCCCGGTTGACAAGGATATTGACCAGCTCAGGGCTGAGGTCAATCGTATAAACAGGCTACTATACCAGAAAGAGAGAGAAGGCAAAGAAGTAAAGTCAGGAGGTGAGCAAGGCAGGGAGGACATTACTGACCGTATTCTGAGGAGTGGCCGGTGAAGTCCATAATAGAGAAGATTGAATTGACCGGCTTCCTTGCCGAGTACCTAAAGTATGCCTCTAGCCTTACTGATGCGCCTCTGGAGTTCCATCTTGGGGCTGGCCTGACGGCACTGGCTACCATCTGCGGTTCACGCATTATCTATCCTGGTTATGGTGGTCGCCGGCAGTGGACTAACCTTTACACTCTGTTGATAGCTCCTTCCGGGCTTTACCGGAAGTCAACGGCAGTCGGAATAGCTGAAGACCTGATAGCCGATGTTGACACCGACCTGATACTATCAGGCGAGCAGTCGCGGGAGAAGTTTTTAGCAGTACTGAAGTCTAGCCCTAATGTCTTGTACCCGATATCAGAGTTTGCAGCAGTATTAGCCATGTGGAACCGAGACTACGCCCAAGGCTTCAGGGAAATAGTTGTAGACCTCTTCGACTGTCGGCAGGAGTACAGCCGGCAGACATTGAGGGATGGCAAGCAGACGATACACCGACCGGCCTTGAACATACTGGCAGCTAGTACCCTTGACTGGTTGAAAGAGAAGTTGACCGAAGGGGACCTGCGGGGCGGGTTGATGGGGCGGTTCATTATTATACCCGGTGCCACCAAGGGCGAGGACACGGGCTTAAAGCTGGGCTATGACAAGGCGAAGCGGGCTGAGCTGGTTGAGTTCTTGAAGGGCATCAAAGAACTTGACCAGTCGTGGGTAGATGTCAGCCAGATACTTGACGAATACAATGAATGGGTACGCAAAGCTGAAAAGGAGCTGGCGAAAGACTATAACCCCGAGCTGCTGGGCTTTCAGTCCCGGCTGGCTTCCCATGTTCTCAAGTTAGCAGTCCTGCTATGCGTATCGGAGCAGCCGGAGCCGTTAGGCAAGTACATACTCAATGAAGATAACCTGTTAAATGCAACCACCCTCGGCATGTGGCTTATCGAGCAGGCCGTTAACCTAGCTGAGACTGGGTTTATCAAGTCAAAGTTGGAACTCGATGTTCAGAAATTCTTAAATCTTGCTAGAAGAAATGGCGGGGTTCAGCGAAAGGACGCTATAAGAATAATGCACAAAACAGCTAGGGAGTTCGATGTTATCGTTCAGACGTCTGTTGAGAGGGAAGAGGTAAGAGTTTTGAAGGAAAAGGGTGCTACGAAGACGGCATTATTTTATGTTTCTGAAAAGCTAGATGGCGATAAAGATAATTGAATAGTTCACAATTGGACTTGTGAACTATTACGCCTGAGCATTTCTAAATCTGTGAACTATCTTGTGAACTATTTGAGCTTTTCTGTGAACAATTTAATTTTGCGTGTGAACTTTCTCTACGCTTGAGCAAAGCTAATAGTTCACAGATTTTCCTACTCTCTACACTATGCAACTATGTCCCCTCTTTTTGAGTGTGTTTGTGTGAGTGCGTAAAAAGAAAGAACCAAAGAAAAATCTATCTACCGAGGAGTAAGCAACAATGACAACCAGTAAACCAGCGAACTACAAGGGAACCGGCAGACCTACCAAGCTGACACCAGAACTCCAAGAGAATATCTGTAAATACATAGCCGAGGGTAACTATCTTTCTGTAGCCTGCCAAGCCGTAGGTATTACCCCAGTTACTTATAGTAATTGGCTTGATAAAGCTCAGGAAGAAGAAAAAAACGGCGGTGGTATGTATTTTTCCTTTCTTTGTGCAGTAAAAAGAGCTGAAGCTGAACAGGAGGCCACAATTGTGGCACGCCTAGTTGATGCCGCTATGCCAGGAGAACGAAAGCGTGTTGTCAGAACTGATGATGAGGGCAAGCAGACTATAGAAATAACCGAGACTGGTGGAGAATGGCTATCAGCAGCTACATATTTGGAACGTCGCCATCCTGACCGGTGGGGCAGGAAGGACAGGACTCGGGTGGATATAAACGAGACTAAGGAAATCACAATCACCCATGTCGAGTATAACCTGGGTATGCCTGAGCAGGAGCCGACCATCGAGGGAGAGGTAAGAGAGATACCAGAGCTTGAGGCTGGTAGTTAACATAAGTTCCATTGTGCGAACCATTTCACGCCTAGCTTTTTAGCGTGCCAGATGTGGACAGATTGTCAGGCGTGAGAAACCCACCAGTAAGACAGAAGGCAGCGGGGGTCGCATCCGCATAAACACGCTGTCCTGCCCTGGCTAAAGTACCATCCCTGTAGGCAAGGAGAGGGGGTGGGCGTGTAAATCCTTGAGAGGCGAGAGCTACTATAGGTACCCGTAATTTTTTTAAGGTAGAAAAAGGAGAAGATATGAAAAGAGGTTCTTGTAGCAGGTGTAAAAGTAAGATGCCTATAACGAGAAAGCGGTGGGGATTTATGCCTTTCTGGTTTTTTCCTTATCTTTACTTTATACAACCATTATAACATACTATTCTAGTTGTGTCAAGTATATAGTTCCCTGGGGAAAGGAGAGAAATGAGCAAACAGGAAGCGATAAGGGAATATTTGGCTGGTCTAATCGGTATACCGATGATATTTGATGGTAACAGTCTATGCCCTGAGTGCTTGCATCGTTCAATGGATATATATGGTGGGACATGGTATTGCAGAAATTGTGATAGTAGATTTCCAGCAACTCCAATAATTGATAAATGGGGTGAGAGATGGCTCAAACTAAACGATGCGATATAAGGGAAGACCCTGAGATACTGGAGATTATAGAAGAGATAGATTGGCTGGTGTGGCTAATGAGGATATGGGTAAAGGAGTAGAAATGATAGAGGCAACATCGATAACAGTAGACGGAAAGACATTTCTTGAAACTCTTAAAATCCTTGAGCCGGATATGAAATGGCACGGCGTGGGAGTTCATCTGGTTGCTCGAAGATTACTAGATAGAGAACCTGAATTTGAGAATCGCCTTAAAGTATTGGGGCTAAGGAGGGTTTTTTATGCCCCTGAGTACCGTAGCTTTTTCTACACACAAACCTACCCTGCTATCATTGCTGTTGTTTTAGAGTTTTTCGCTAGAAAGTATTGGCGAGGTATTTGGTGGGTCTATCGTTACGGCAGAATATTTCAAGAAATTCCTATTGCTGTTGAATTTTCATGGAGTTATTTCACACCATTAGCAATAATTATTAAGGTTGTAAAATGGTTCAAGCGACTGAGATAAAGCATTTCCGTGAGATAAGCTCTGACGGTAAGTTGAAGGTTAATTTCCACCCGGGTCAGACTAGGACATGGCTTTCAAAGAAGCGGATAATAGATATGCAAGCGGGTAGTCAGGGCGGTAAGACCGTACTCGGACCTCACTGGCTTGATAGGGAGATAAGGACAAGGGGGCCGGGAGATTACCTGGTCGGGACTTCGACTTTCCCTCTGCTCGATAGGAAGCTACTGCCTGAATTTCTATATGTATTTCAGGACTTGTTTCACTATGGGACTTATAACGACAACAAGAAGATATTTACCTTCTTTACCAAGAAGACTGTAAGGAAAAAGAACGACTATGTGATGTTTCCCGATTCGGATATAGATACCAAGGTCTTTATCGGTTCGGCTCAGAACCCCGAGTCTATGGAGTCAGCTACCGTCAAGGGCGTTTGGCTGGATGAGTGCGGTCAGAAACAGTTTAAGAGAGAGACCTGGGAAGCCGTAAGGCGCAGGACATTGATAAATAAGGCTCGCATTCTGATGACGACAACGCTCTACGGACTTGGCTGGCTCAAGACCGATATCTATGACGAGTGGGTTAAAAACCCGAATGGCGATATTGATGTAATCCAGTTCGACTCTACGGCTAACCCGGCATTTCCTCTTGATGAATATCAGAGGATGCAGAAACTCATGCCGGCGTGGAAGTTCGATATGTTCCACAGAGGGCGTTTCTCCAAGCCAGCCGGTCTGATTTATGACGCTTTTGATTCCGTGAATGATGTTATCGAACCTTTTGAAATCCCCACGGGGTGGCCGAGATACGTTGGACATGACTTCGGGCCGGTTAATACTGTGGCTCTATGGAGAGCTTACGACCCGAGTACGGGGACTTTCTATACTTACCGCGATTACGCAATGGGGCAGCTTTCTACCTTCGAGCATGTGACAAACTGGATTGAACTTTCTAAAGGCGAAAGGATTGCCTCCAGGATGGGCGGTTCGCCAACAGAAGATGGCTGGCGAGGAGACTTTACACAGGCTGGGTGGAGGATTGATAAACCGCTTGATAGAGATGTCTGGTCGCAAATAAATAGGGTCTACGGATTTGAGAAGTTGCACAGGCATAAGGTCTTCAGGACTTGCCAGAACTATATATCGGAGAAGCAGACTTTCTCAAGGGAGCTGGATACAAACTACAATCCGATCGAGAACAAGATTGAGGACGAGCAGATATTTCATTTCATGGCGGCCGAGAGATATATGATGACACAGTTCAGGCCGATATCGGCAGTGCCAGGAGATACCGAAAAGGCTCCCGTGGGCAGGAGGGTTTAATGACGAAAATCAAAGACCTCAAAGGAAGTAAAGCAGTTCCGCAATCAACTTCTTTAACGGCTCAGATGCCTGTTTCCCTTGTATCTGATGATGAGACTATGCAATGGATAAACTCCGTCAATGCTGAGTGGGGCAAGCATATATTTCAGCGCATGGATGAGGACGAGAAGCTGTGGGTTCAAGACCCATATATTCTCAGGGACGCTAAGGGAGAAGAACTGGATGACGTTATCAGCGTAACAATGAACGATGCCCGGGTATTCGGCGAAAGGGTGCTGGCTGTCCTTAATGAATCCGAAGAGCTTATAGAGATTAACGGTCAGCGAAACGGCAGAGAGCTTGACGGCCATGAGACTAAGGTTATCGAGGACTGGTGGACAGACCTGATTTATATTGCAAATGAAAATCTCAACCAGGTTCTTATGCCTGATTTAGATACATACCTCTGGGAGCAAATCGCAATCAGAGGCAGGGTCGGAGCGAGGATTCTCTTATCACAGGATAAATTCGGCTTCGATGTTGATATAGTTCCGATTGATATGCGGAAGTGCATTTACAGCGTGGGTTCAAGAGGTCTTTCAAAAGTAGCTTTCTGGGATACTCTGGATAAAGCGATGTGCAAGGAGGAATACCCGGACTATGTGCCTATCGGAGATTCTATAACACGATGGGATTCTTGGGACGGCTTTAATGAAACCATATTCCTTGACGGTAAATACTATGATTCGATTCCCAATAAATTGCTTCACCCACCTTTTGTAATTCAGTTATGCCAGCAGGGAACATTTTTGGACACCTCAGACAGAGCAAGGAGAATGAGGGGAGACTCGATATTCTCGGCAAACAGGGAATTGTACCCTGAAACCAACCGTATAGCTTCCATACTTGAGACAATGAATATGCTTTCGCTGGCTCCGCCGCAGGTTCTTAAAAGCAAATCGGGCAAGAAACTTCCTGACGAGCCGCTTTACAGGCTGGGTCGTATTCTTGCTATTGAAACTGAGGAAGGATTGCAGAAGATAGAGGGTCCCGATATTCAGTCTTCAACCAGATTCTTCCAGGCTATGCTGGGCGGTGCTATTCAGCGAGGTTCAATAAGCCATATAGACTGGGGAAACCTGCAGTTCCAGCTATCACAGGTAGCTATCGCTACTCTGGCCGGTGCATCCAGACAGGTGTTTACTCCAAGGATAAAGACTATGGAGAGGTTCAAGCGGATGTGCTTCAAGGAAGCTCGTTGGCAGTTTGAGACATTCAATATGACTGCTGACATTGGCAGGACTGGCAAGAAGAGGACTTATACGGCGGAGGATTTGGCCGGCGATTATACGATGGACTTTGAATATCTCACAGCTCTGCCGGAGGAAACGGCAGCAGCTTACGGCTTGGCTAATATGGCTCAGAGATGGATGGATGACAGGTCTATCAGAAAGAACATTCTGAGATATCGGGACTATGACGACATTGATGAGAAGTACCTTATTCAGACGGCTCAGAAAGTCAGCAGGGCGCTGGCACTTTTCCAGCAGGCTGAGGCTCTTGATAAACAGGGCAGGAAAGACGAAGCCAAGATTCTTCTGATTGAGGTCGGTCAGACTCTTGAAGGAACAGCAAAGAGAGAAGTAGCCAGATTGAGTGGCGTTGAAATTCCCGAAGCATCACCGGAGCAGAAAGCCGATGCCTTAATGATAGGTCAGGGCGCACCGGTTGAAGGGGCGGTCAGAACAACCAGGAAACAAGAACCGCCTGGAGCCGGCGAAATGGAAGAGGAGGTATAGATTTAATGCCATTCATTGATAAAGAACTACAGAAGCTATCTCAGGATATTATCAATAGAGCTTTAGTAAAGCAAAAGCCGATTGGTAGCAGTAATTTGCTCTCCGGAGCGTTAAGGCAATCCATTTTGAACAGGAAGAATAGACTACCGAGGAAGTAGATGGTTTCAGAGACTAGAGAATATATAAGCGAAACTCAATTTAATCTACTAAAACGCTATAAGGCTGAGGGAACGCTTGCCGAGAAAAAGCTAACAAGACCTCTATGGCTAAAACCTTATCAGGCTAAAGAGCTTGGCTTTGAAACTACGGAAGGTGAGGACTTCCTTTTAGAACCAGTTGTGCCTGGGATTACCGGATACGGTGAGATTCCTGTTCCCGAAGAAGAGGAGCCTGAAAAGCCTTTTGAGTTGCCTGTTCCAGTATCGGAGTCTCTAAAAACACTTTACCCCGAGATGTTCAGACCTGAAGCCAGTTACGGTTATTCAGAGTTGGAAATACCGCAGATGGTTGCTGAAACTTTACATACTTTCGCTCTTGAGCATCCAGAAGATTTCTTTGAGGATATCAAGGCAATGGGAAGGAATGAGGATACCGAAAATGTCCTTAGATTTCTGCTTGAGAACGAAAGAGATATTGACCTCGTATTTGCAGAATTGCCACCTGTTGAGACTCCTATATCAACCGTAACGGTCATTGAGGACGGAGTTCCTGTAAGAAAACTCTGCTTCCTTGACGCAAGCACTAATATCGCTTATGACGATAAAGGTGATAGGGTTGGCTTTTATAATCAGGTCACGAAACAGATTGAAGTTACGCCAGAGGAAAACATATTCAAGGACTTCTGGGATACTGTGGTCTTTACATCGAGGACTATGTGGGAATCGGGAGAGAACTTCGTTCTGGAAGTTTTAATACCGATGCTTTACCCGGAATTGCCTGAAGGATTTTTAGGTGAGTTCGGCGAGACGATAAATGAGCAGAACAGGCAAGCTCGGGAGGATATGCACTGGCTTTATACAGAAAACAAGGAAGAGTTAGGGGAATGGATTAAGGCTAATCCCCAGATAGTACCCGATATTAAATTCCAGGAAGGTGCTTTCCAGCATCCTGAATTGTTGAAAGACCCAAGATATTACGCCTATGAGCTGGCTAACATTATTCCGTTTATAGTTACTATAGCTGGTGTTTCACTTCTGACAGGGGGGACAGGGGGTGCTTTTATAGTCGGAAGTACGGCTATCATGGGTCCCGTAGAAGGAATGCAGGTATATGAAGACCTGATAGCTGCCGGTGCTCCTAAAGACAAAGCTCGATATCTTGCTCTTTTTGCAGGTACTATCATAGGGCTTCTTGAAAGTGCCGGTAGAATACCATTGCTTAAAATGGCTAGTCCTGTGCTTTTCAGAAAATTTAAGCAGGAAGCATCAAAGCAGCTTGTAAAGCGGACTTTGTTTGAAGTTATAAAAAAGTTCGGCAGGAACTTTACTATCAGTGAGTTTTCAGAGACAGCGACCGAAGTAATGCAGGAAGTCGTGGCTAACGCTGCGGTGAAAGTCTACGATGAGAATAGAGACATCTTGGCAAACCTGCCTGACATTGCGGTTAAGACTGCCATTGCAAATCTCCTTCCTGGTCTAACTGGTGCTGGCATAAGTATTAAACCTTCAATCCGCGCAGATGTAGAAACGAAAATCAGTGAAGCTATCGAGGAAGCCAGAGTCAGACCTGAACGGGGTGCTTTTGAAATACTAGGGGAAAAACCTGAAGAACTGAAAATTCCAGAAGGATATAAAGTTCAGGAGATATCAGGTCAGTTTGATGTATATAGACCAGATGGTAAACTAGCTGGCACCAGAAATACTATGGAAGAAGCTATTAAGTATGCCAGAACATATGAGTCTGAATTTAAGCTATCTCCAGCAATCCCCAAAGCTGAAGCTGGTATGCCTGAAGCTGTAACTGAAGTAACAACTGGAATGTCTGTAAAGGAAAGATTTGATAGGGTTGATGTCTTACAGCAAGAGATAAAAGAATTAAAAATAAAGCAAACCGACCTCTTTAGTAAAGCTGAGGGACTCAAAGGGGCTGAAAGAACTAAAGTTAATAAAGAGATAGCTGCTGTCCAAGATGAAATAGCGTCTCTAGCAAATGAAATAACCGAATTAAAAACGCCTACTCCCAAAGCCGAAGCTGGATATCCTGAAGCTGGCTATCAGCCTGCCATGATTGAAGGCGTAACCGAGAAGGAAGTGAGACCTGCTGGCAAGGGTAAGATAGTCCAGATTTCAATGGAAGACCAGCTTAAACTTCAGCAGGCTAGACAGTCTGCCGAAGAAGCACCTGCAGAAGCTAAAGAGGCTTACGAAGCGCAGGCTGAACTTGAGGGATTGAAAGTTACTCAAAAGACCGACCCAGTAGCTCAAGCAAAGTTCAAACTTGGCGGTAAGAATGTCGGGCTGGATGCTTTTATCTCCATCAGAGAACAGACATTCCCTGAATACTTCACTTTCAAACAGGCTCAGTCTTTATTCCCCGGACATGATTTCAGCGAATATACTCAGAAGGGAACTCCGCAGTATAACAGAGTGCCAAGAGATGTTGCTCTTGACGATTTGACAAAGCGTTTTAATATGACTCCTGACGAGATTGCCGATAGGGTTATGGATATCAGGCAGGAAAAGAGGAAAATAAACGAACTTCAATCTGATATTAAAAGACATTTTACTGAGAAACCATTAGAACCGCAGACTGAATTATCAAGCCAGGAAGTAGCTGAAAACCAGGCTATTACCGGACAGCCAAAATATAACATGAAGCAGATAAATGCTTTGGTGGGATTCTTCGCTGACTATATCAATGAGCCTACTACAGTCAGGGCTTGGGAACTGACAAGGGAATTAAGGCGAGAGACAAGGGCTGGAAGGGCGGAAAATCTGAAGTCAAGAGCGCAGGAGCTTATAGTAACCAAAGGATTAAATTCTGAAGAGGCAATGAAGCAGGCAATAAGCGATACGCTTGCCGGTGAACTGCCTGCTGCTGCAACTGAGTATTTTGAGGGTATGACGAATGATTTAAGAGATGCGCTATTCGCTAAAGTCTACCATGTAACAAAGAACGAACCGTTTGAGATGGCTTCGACTGTAACGGCTCTGACAAATGCTCTGACTGGTAGAACTATACCGAGAGAACCCGGAGTAACTGGCAGGTCTGCTTATACCAGATTACAGAGGGTTTTCGGCGACCAGCCGAAGGTTCTCAAGGCCATAGATAAAATTGCTACCGAGAAAAAGCCTTTGGAAGATGTGGTTGAAGGTCTGTACCATGAGATAGGCAGGGAGCCGATACCGATAGACCAGGAAACGGCAGATTATCTCAGAAAGTTGTCTGACATCCCACAAGGCTATAAAACATTACTTGAGCCAGAATTTAATAATCCACAAGTTACTGATTTGAGAAATCCTGCCGATTTGCAGTTTGCTAAAGCCGAACTTGAACTAGGCGAGAGGTTTTCTAAAGGCGAACTAACATTTGATGAATACCAGTTAGAGCGGATGAAAGCCAGAGATGATGCGTATCCGCCTGTACCTCCTACAAGATTCGATAAACCTATTTCTGATGCTTTTAAGAAACCGCCAATGTTCAACTTTATGGAACAAAGAATGTTGAACAGGATATTTAAGGAAATTCTTTGGTCTCCAATAGATATTGGTAACTTTCTTAGAGCCACTAAAGCAACGCTGGATAACTCTTTCTTGAGGCAATCTAAAGTATTATCTGCTGGTCATCCTTTTGTGGCATGGAAAGGGCAAGTTGTTTCCTATCAGACTATGTTTAGTCAGAAGGATGCTGAGGCAGCTAGGGAACGGATAAAAAGGAGACCATGGTTTCCAATATACGAGCAGATTAGAATTGAAACTGGACATGACCCGCTAAGAGTACCTAGCTGGGAAATGGAAAAGGGAACAGAGCAATGGAGAGGTGCTGAGGAGTTTGGTTTCCCTACAGTCGAGAGACTTATTCCGAGAATAACCTCTAAGTTGTGGCATATTAAACCATTTGAAAGAGCATTTGTTTCTGGTACGAATGAGATTGTTGCTGGAGTTCTTGATATCAAGTATGCGGAGACCCTGCGTAGGGCTGAAAAGATAGCCTCTGGAGAGATAAAGCTCAAGGAAGGTGAAGCATTTGATATTATTCAGGAGATGACTGACCACCAATCCATGCTTGGTGATTTTATTCAGAGGGCAAACCTAAAACAGTTCTCAGGATTAGCACCAGCTATGAATGCCATATTCTTTGCTATGAGGTCTAAATTAGGTAGATTTCTTTTGCCGAAACATCTACTTGGAATCCATGTTCGTGAAGGTAAGATTGGTTTTAATCCCAGAGTAATGAAAGAAGCATGGAAGGACTTTCTACTCATAAATGCTGAGATTGGCGGGATAATGTTCCTCGGTGCTTGGCTTGGTCTTTGGGACTTAGAGACAGACCCACGCAATGCTGAGTTTATGAGTGCCCGTATTGGTAAGATTAGAATTGACCCCTGGGCTGGATACCGACAGTTTGTCGTTCTATATGCCCGCCTTTGTAATGGTACTGGTATATCTTCTGTAACTGGGGCGGAATACGATGTTGACCCAATAAGGGCACAGGAAACTTTTACAAGAGGTTCATTATCTCCTTTATTCAGCACATTAATTGATTTCTGGACTGGTCGAAACTTTTTAGGAGAAGTTGTTGAAGTTACTAATGCGAGACAGTGGCTTGATAGAGTTTTGCCTTTTATGATTCAAGATGTCTGGGAAGCCTTTGAAGGCGAAGGATGGAAGGGTGCAGCGATAGCAACTCCTCTTGGATGGTATGGCGAGGGCGTTCAGACATACACCGGAGATTGGGAGGAAAACTTCGATAAACTCGGAATACCTAAATACACTGATAATCTTGCTTATGGTATTACCGAACCTTATTACGATACGGCGGACTTCTGGGCTGATACCGCTTCGCAATTCAAAGATGTTGACCCGGAATCCCTGACAGAAAAGAAGGGATATCCGCCTTACATAAGAGCTATTGCTGAAGCAATGTTAATCAGAGATGATTTGGTAGTTCTGCCGAATCAAAGTCTGGCCTCCATCAATGCGGACCCGGATAAAGGGACTACTTTTGCCGACTATTACCAGATGTGGAAGGATAGGGAGAAAGTTGTCGAATCTGGTGATGAAGAAGCTCTAAAGGAGTTTGATAATAAATACAGGGATGCGGAACTCGGCAACTTCACCCAAAGACAGTTCGCCCTGCTAAACGAATACTGGTCAATAACTGACGAGGTAAAGCAGGCAGAATTTCTTGAGGAACATAAATCCGAGATAGGTGTTAATCTCAAGCAGGACTATCTCAGGAATCATCCGAAGGAAAATGCTCAACTGGCTGTCTGGGGACAGGCTAAAATCTACACTATGGAAGCCTATAACGAGTTCAACAGGATTCTCAATGATTTGGATATACCAGATAATGCCGTCCCTGAAATGACACTTCCTCCTGAAGCATCAGTCAAGAACTACTTTGATTACCTTGATAAAGGCGAGGAGTCAGGCTACAACAGTTGGGAAGTCCAGTTGCTTATGTCTAAGGATAATGAACTCAGGGAATGGCTTGGCAGAGAACCCATAGAAACGCCACCAGAATCACTGGAATTGAAAATAAAGCACAGACCGCTATTCGAGCAGTATGATTCCCTTGAAACAGACGAAGAGAGGGCTAAATTAAAGGCTGACAACCCTCAGTGGGTTGATGATATGAGGAGGATTGATGCATTTGAGAATGGTCTAACTACTGAATTGAGCCAAGCGGATATTGAGTGGGATTTGTATAAAGAAGTAAAGATTAAATATGCGATTGACCAGATTCAACGCTCAAGAAAGACCCACGAGAATCTAAAATGGGGCGAAGAATGGGATAAGAAAGTGATGGGTTGGTATGATGAGATTCTTGCCAATCTGACTGAGATAAAGTCTGGCGTTATAAATAAGGAGAATATTAAAAGTTCTATTGTTCTAATTGAAGAAAATATTAAGGCAGATACAGCATGGCTGAGGAGACTAGAATCGGGCACTGCCTCTAAAGAGGAGATGGAGGTATCGCCAGTAGCAGTTCGGAGCGCTTTAACTGGTTATTTTAACGTTCTTAATGTCCTCAATAGGTCGTTGAGTGGGCAAACTGCTAAGAATCAGGTTGAGCTTTGGGTAGAGAGAGGTAGGATAGTGGATGAGTATGGAGGTAGTAGCTCAGAGGCTAAAGTCTGGCTTATTGATAATCCTGAAGTCCATCAGTGGGCTCTGGATAATGGAATTCTCACCGATGATGGCAAGGACTGGAATGAGGATGTTCTTAGAATCAATGTCGAGTGGCGAGAGCAGGACAAATTCTACAATGAGCTGTCAGCAGAAGGCGATGCCAGAGCCAATTACCTTAGAGATAATCCCGATTACCGTATAGCCAGAAGGCAGAGGGATTTCTATTTTTTAGATATACCTTCTCCCAGAAAAACCGATTCTGTTAGGGATAGATACGTGGACTTCTATGAACTATCAAGCAAGGGGTATATCAAGGAACATTATCTTCTTGACAATCCGGAACTCTATGCAATCTTAACCGACCCTGAAATTATGGGCGATAACGTAAGGGATGAGATTGACCAGACCAAAGTACCTGATAAAAGATACGACCAGATTTATATGGAGTTTCAGGACTTATTTGAAGAGTGGGAATCTTACGGTCAGGGAACATCGCCGAACTACATTTCTGATAAAGAAAGAAGGGCTGAAGTAAGGGAGGGATTGCTGATACGTAATCCCGATTTTCAGAAAGCCAGATGGGAGCAGGACGCTTACTTACTTTTTATAGGTCAGGAAGAGTTTGTGCCAGATTATGTCGGTTATAAGGGAATCACTGCTAAAGGCAAACCATCATGGGAGAAATACTGGTTTGAAGATGACTGGTATCTCATGGAGCATCCTGAGTTTTATAAAGAAATGGTAGATAAAGGCGAATGGCAACCAAAGGATTTCAGTAAGGTCCCTCCCAGAGATGTCTACAAAATGTATCTGGTTTATGACCAAATCATCGGCTCTGCTGAAATGGGTAAAATTGCAGCAAGGCGTGAGTTCAGGCGAAGCCATCCGAAGTTGGATGCCTGGCTGTTTCTTATCGGCGCAGTGTCAAAGACAATAGAGCAGTACGACAAGGAAGCCGGGATGACAACTGCTGAGAAATTTGCAATAGATTATTCAAAAAAGAGGGCCGAGATAGAGAGGCTGAAGGAAGAGATTTCTAAGAGACTCAAGGCTATGAAATAGCTTTTTGTTAAAAAGGAGGGAGAGAAAAGATAATGGATACTTCAGAGACTTATATAAAGATGAGATTGGCAGCAATACCAGATTTGGGGATGGGTATGCCAATAGAATGTCCTTGCAATTATATAGAAAACGATGTGTGGGTTGATGTTAAGGGAGATTGGTATTACTCAACCGAACATAAAAGTTTTCAATTAGAACGCCAAGACCAGTTGCAGGAGATGGTATATGGTAGAGAGTTCTTCACTGAGTTGCCAAGAGGGATTAGGTTAAGAGAGGAAACAGACCAGTGGTCAATAATGCCAAGGTTCTTTCTATTTTGTTATGACTTTAAGCAGAATAACACCAGCGTAACCTACACACCAAATGATTATGCCAACTGTTTCGCCTCAATGGAACAACTCTGGCTCGCCTTCGCACAGAAAGAGCTTCATAACAAAGTCTGGAATGGGGAGGACTGGGTAAAAAACTAATTAATTTTAATAGGAGGTTTTAACAAAAATATGGCTAAGAAAAAGGACGAAATCGGCGGAGATGAGAAGGGCGAGGTAACGACCCCGGAAGTCGAACCCGAAACTACTCCAGAACCAGAGCCAGAACCCGAAGAGCCAATAACATTGACTCCAAAGGAACACCAGGAACTAACCAAGCAGGCTAAGGCTGCAACGGAATTAGGCAGGAGCCTCAAGACCACTCTTGAAGCTAATACTGTGCTACAACGAAACTTCGATGCGCAGAGTAAGCAGATTAATACTCTTGGAGAGACTCTTAAATCCCTAAAGGACAAGGAAAGAGAGAGGGAACTGAAATCCGTTGAAGGACAGCCAGACCTTGTGGATGCGGTTAGAATCAAGCATCAGGCAGAAGATGAAAGGGAAGCGGCTGCCAGGGAACGCTCAGAACTTGATGCAGATAAAGCTCAACATCAGGCTGCTATTGACAAGGCACTGAAAACTGAGGCTGAAAATAAAGCCAGTGAACTTGCCAAAACAAGCGGTCTGACTGCTGACCTTATTCTCCAGATAGGTTCTGATACGGCTGAGGATGGCCGGGTAACTTACAACCTGAAGCGCATGGAGGACATTGCGAAAACTGTACCCAAGAGCGAGGAGGAAGAAGGGGAGGAAGAGGAAATAAAGGGTCAGACAACAAGAGCTCCAGGCTTAGGTTCTCGTTCTGCCACTAGGGGTTTAAACACGATGGAGGACTACGACAAAGCGTATAATGAGGGTCGCATAACTACGGAGGAATATGCTAAAGCCCGTGAACGCTTCGGAGTAGCCTACTAAAACAAGGAGGTACAAGCAAATGGCAGGACCAACAACTGCTGCTGACCTTGCTGCCGGCGCTGTGGCTATGGTTGGTGAAGCACGCTCAATTAAGTAGGGTGTGCATAAATTCGGCTATATGCTGGAATATCTGAGTATACTGAGGTGCTTATATGCAAAAATCCGAAGTTGCAGACAACCAGCAGGCAACAGTCTCCGAAATTGAAAAGGCTTGGCTTGCGGGTTTAATAGATGGTGAGGGTTCAATAACTTGTAGCTACCCGAATGGTAGAAACAATAGTCCATCACCGAGATTGACAATAACGAATACGGATTTTGAGTTGATTGAAAAGGCTGTTTCGATATGTCAAAGAATAGGTGGTAACCCTCATGTCCATGAAAAACCAAGAAGTAATCCGAAACATAGCAAAGCCAAAGATATTCTCATACTGGGTCATGCGAAACTGCTAAATATTCTACCTGCTGTTTTGCCTTATATGACTGGTAGAAAAGGGAAGGCGGCCCTATATTTGTATAGGTTCTGTGAAAGCAGGTATGCCAAAGGGAATATCAATAAATTAACTAATGCTGATAGGTTGTATTCTGAAGAAGAAATAAATTTTATCTTTAAGATAAAACAACTTAATGCAAGAGGTTATCGGGGCTGAGTCCTCAGAGACTATACGCCGAACTCTTTTAAGAGAAGATATAGTCCGAGCTGCATAGCGATATGCAGAGACTGGCAGAAATGACCATTCCCTTCCGTAAGGAAGAGTAACAAAACTGTTACAATCGAGCACCAAGCCGTGTTCACCAATACAGTCACAAAGATGAAGATGGGGCAAGGTGAGAAATCAATCTATATTCCAAAATTCGGGACAGTCACTTCCGAGGACCTGATTGATGGCGTTGATATGGCAAACTCCCAGACACTTACCATCACCGGAACTACCCATACAACCGATGAGTCTGGCTGCAAGGTCATCGTCACCAAGAGGCTTCGCAACCACCTGAAGGCAAATGCTTTCCGGGCTGCTGGCAAAGTCATAGGAAATGCCATGCAGAAAAAGATTGACCAGGACGGTCTTTCTCTATACTCCGGTCTTGACAGCGGCTTGAGCCATGCCAATACTTCAATCGCTCTCGGCTATCTGGCTGCTGGCGTAACTCAGTGTATGGGTCAGGCTGAACCCTGTCCTATGCCGATGGTTGCCGTAGGACATACATATATGTGGCATCCACTGGTTGATGCTCTCGCTACTCCGGCCAGTTCAGCTACCATGCCAGAGGGATTCCAGTGGAATGTTCTCAGGCAGCATTTCATGGGAATTGATAAGCTCTACGGAGTTCCAGTTCTCAGGGATGCAAATGCCACTATCGACTCCGATGATGACACTTACGGGGCAATCTACTCAAAGGCTGCCTTCATCTACGTCACTGGCTACGAGATAGAGAACTGGGTGGTTTACGATGACTCGCTGAGAGGCTGGGAAATCGGCATAGTCCACGACTACGCAATGGTTGAAGAGGATGGGACATACGGCAGATATTTGTTATTTGATGCTACGGCACCCACGAGTTAGAACTGCGCCTACCAGTTAGATGTAGGTAGAATCCAGAAAATAAAGAATGGAGGTTTCACCTATTATGGTTCAAGAACAAATCGCCCCACAAACTTCTGGTTCAGGGTTACCTATAGATTTAAACGACCCGACAGTAAACAGGAGAAGGGAAAGGCGAATATACTACCGCCCTCACTACGGCAAGGATAACGAGTTTATCGGCTACTTCCCAACACTACCGTTGCCTTCCGACCCTTACCACATGAACTACTACGTCAATAAAAAGGGTTTTAAGCTCTGGCCTCCCGGGAATGAACCAGGGCAAGAAGAGATAGATTCCATGAGGGCAACACTTACCGAACTCGAAGCTCAAGTTGCTGCTACAAAGGAGGCTACTGCTGAAACGGAAGCTGCTAAAGCTGAAGCTGAGGCGGAAGTAAAAAGACTTAATGAACAGGCAGCAACCTTGAGGGACGCTATCGAGTCAGTAAAGATAGAGGTAAACGATAATGCCATAACCTGTCCAGTTGAGGGCTGTGCCAAGATAGTCAAATCTTATATAGGGCTAGCAAGGCACATGGCGAAAGTCCACGGGATTAAATAGAGGGCTTTCGTGGGAGGTTTGGGAGGAAAGAAGAAAAGGAGGAAAAAAAATGAGTTTCCCATATCTGGCTGCTCTTAGTTACAGAGCAGTAAACACGGAGTACTTAAGTACCAAGACATTCAATGTTGGCATGAAGGGCATGACCGAGGACGGTTGTGAGTACCGGCTCTGCAAGGCCGGTGCAGCTATGACCTATCCCTACAGGTTTAAGCAGAACTACAACAGATACCTGGGTGATGCTGCTGCTGGAGGCGAAGCCTTTGAATGTGCTCTGTCAAGTGCGATTGCAGTTGGTGATACCAGTTGCATAATCGTAGATGCCACTAATGACAGGGCAGCGGACTACTACAAGGGTGGCTACCTGATTCAGCCAAGGTCAACCGGGGACAACACCATGCACATCTGGAAGAGTGATGCAGAGAACAGTGATAAATACACGATTCATGTATCTACGCCATTCACAGTTACGGATGATGCGGGAAATACAGTTCAGGTTTTCCCAAGTCCTTATAACAACGTCAGGGATGCAGGTGTTTCCGATTCATACGAGCAGGTAGCTTGCATGGCAAACATTGATATCACATCAGGATACTACTTCTGGGGTAAGGTTCATGGTCCCCACTGGTGCTGGATTACTGGCACATGGCCTGGGGCTGCTGTTCGGGATAGAGAGGTTGTTTTCTACCCTGGTGGTTGTATCGTGCCAGTTGACGAGTCATGGGGCAGTGGTTATTCTGACCAGCACGCTGGCTACCTGATGTACTACAACAACTACGGCGATGCCCTAATCTACATCCAAATAGAATAAGGAGGAGTGTATGCCGGAAGAGAAGAAGCAGAAATGCCCTATCTGCGGAACTAAGGGAACGGGTGTCTGTGCAAAGTGTGGGCATCCATTCCGACCAAGTGACTAGGGCAAAAAAGGGAGTGAGGGAGAAATCCCTCACTCCCACTCCAAAGGATTAAAATGGTATTATTCGGGATTGCATTAAGAAAAGAGAGTATCGGTATTACTTTCTCTGTCAAAATACGGAGATGGGAGAAAACCTTTTACCTCAAGAAGCTACAACTCCCACAACCAGTTAAAGCACCTGAGATGGATTATCCGTCTATGCTGACAGAGAAGCCTGATGTTCATTGGATGGAACCAGAAGAGATGGACAAGGAACCAGAGCCAATTAAACTGATTGAACCAGAGGATATGTGATGGCTCTTTATGAATTTGAATGTAATAACGGTCATCGCACAGAGAAGCTATGCAGTTCAAGAGATATACAAACAATCCCATGCCCTGAGTGTGGGAAGATAGCCAGTAGGCTTATATCCGCACCTGCAAGTATAAGAGTAACTGAAGCTGTGCATACCGATAGCGGTATTCCTTCAGGAGTCCATAATAAATTAGAAGATAAAAACCGCAATAAATATGCTGAAGTTTTAAGAAGACAAGGCGGAAAGCAAATATTACCAGAAGATATGTAGGGAGTTGATGAAATGTCAATTGATGTTGGAGTTTTAGTAGTTGGTGCATCTAGTCCATCTGGCAAAGTAAAGTCCGATGCTAATATGGATGATTGGATATGGCTTAATCCTGATACTGGTGAGTTGAAGAAATTTAATACTTCAAGCGGTTCATTTGATATTGATATACCGATTAAATTCCACGAACATCTTATGTCAGCGATAACAGGATTGACCGATGCTCTGGCTGGTAAAGCTGATTCATTCACAGGTATCTCGGGAACCAGAACTATTGACGGTCATACCCTGACTTTTACCAACGGAATATTGACAGGATACCAAGCACCATAAGGGGTGATTTATGCCACATCCACATAAGAAGAAAAAGAAGGGGCGTAAGTAATGCGGAAAAGACTCATTCAAGCACCTGATTTAACTTCAAAGAAAAAGAAGGTAGATGCAGATTTACTGGTTAACACGAAGGCTCTTTCAGAAGCCCTGACTCTAATCAGTAAAGCGGTTGAAGATGCCGATGCGACTAAAAGTGATATTGCCGGCGAGCTAGAGTCTGTCCAGAAAAAGATTGACCAGCTCCAGCAAGCTGTTGAAATAATAATAAAGACTGAGTCCGAAACGGCCGGGACCGTAAACGAATTATCTGCAGAACGCCAGACCGTTATTTCCGAACTGAATGACCTGAATGAAAAGATAAAAGAAATCAGTAGCCGAATCGCTGAGACTGTTGATGGTCAGCAATTCAAAAATGTAAGCAAAGATTTGAACTCTATCCAGAAGACTATCAATAAGTTCAAAGAGGATATCGAATGGCTTATAAGCGAGATAGACAGGCTCAATGATTTAGTCGAGAAAGCGGGTAAGTCTTCTGACTACATCAGTGTTGGCGGTGGCGGTATAAGTCTGGCTGAAGCGAAAGCAATCAAGCTGGATGACTTCGCAGAACCGGATGATAACACTGATTTGGACTTCGATACATCGAAGCATGGGCTTGTGCCAAAGGGGACTAATGTTGGAGATTATCTGAAGGATGATGGAACTTGGGGGACTCCTGCTGGCAGTGGTGCAGGTGATATGCTCGCCGAGACTTATGACCCAACTGGCGTTGAAGCAGATGTATTCGATGTGGATAACCATAAAGACGGCACAACGAATAAAGTATATAGTGCAACCGAGAAGACAAAGCTAGCAGGGATAGAATCAGAGGCAAAAGACGACCAGACCGGCGCAGAGATAAAGACAGCCTACGAGGCTGAGGACGATACTAACGCATATACCGATGCCGAGAAAACCAAGCTGGCTGCTATCGAAGCTAGTGCAACTGCTGACCAGACAAAGGATGATATTGACGCTCTAGGTTTAAGCCATGACAGTCTAGCAGATGTATCAACCTCAGACCACCACGTTAAATACACCAATGCTGAAGCGGTAGCTGCTGCTGAGGCTGCTGGATTAGTCCTGGCTGCCGGCAAAGCGGTAGAATATACTACACCGACAGGAAGCCGAACTGCCTCTGGGATTATTAAAACTAAGACCGCCGGTGCTGCCCTTGTCTTTGGGAACGCTTGTTATGTAGGAACTGACGGAAAGATGGAGAAAGCCCTGGCCGATGACGCTGCGGTAACTATCCCTGCTACACATTTATGCATTTCTGTCTCTATAGAAGAGAATGCTACTGGTTTATTCTTGGAGCAAGGTGAGGTTCATTCAGAGGACGATTCTTGGGCTTGGGATACTGGATTATCGGTTTATTTGAGTGTAGGAACAGCAGGATTGATAACCAAGACAATGCCGACAAAAGTAACAGGCAATCAAGTTCAAGTCTTGGGAATTGCCGTAGCAACAGATACTATTTACTGGAATCCGAGTCCTGTGGTTGTGGAGTACGCATGATAAAACTTAGGAATTCAAATGATGGAGTGAACTATGGCTTCAGTCGATGAGCAGGTTGATTCCAGCAACGATGATACCACCTGCAGTGTGGGTTTCGACTATCCCGCCGTTGCTTTTATTTACTTTCCCCATTCTACTGCGGACTATGCATCATTCATAAGATTCCCCATTGATGTGCCTAAAGGAGCTACGGTAGAAGATGGTTGCTATGTAAAAGTCTATATATACTCAACGAGGTACACAGGAATTGCCCAACTCCAACAGACAGACGAAGATGATGCCGCAGACTTCTCTACCAGTCCTTGGGATAGAAGTGTTACTGGTGCGACTGTCAACTGGGAAGTCGCAACTGGCAACCAGTACGACGAACGGCAATCTCCCGAGATAAAGACAATCATCCAGGACAAGATAGACAGGGGTGATTACGACCAGGGAGACCATATAGCGATACGGGTATCGTGGATTACAGATGGCGACAACAGGGTATATCAATATGATGGCGACCCAACTTACGCTGCCAAGCTCCACATTGAATATTCGACTGGTGAAGGCTGGTCTAATATAGCCAGTTTAAGACAAGGAACAGGTGAGATAGCTTCTGCGGATATAGCTAACATACGAATGGGAACTGGCTCTATTGCTGTGGCTGATATAGCGAAAATAAGTGGAGTACCAGTATAATGCCAATCTACGAACACAGATGTAGAATACACGGGCTTTTTCAGGTATTAAGACCTATTATTGGTGGGGAAGTTCTTGAATCTTGCCCTCTGTGTGGCTCTCAGTGCGTTAGGGCGATATCTGCTCCTGCACCAGCAGTAGTTAAAACCAGAGATAGATTGCCTTACGGCTCAGGTAGCAGGGGCAAGTTTATACCGGCGGAAGAGACGGGCGGTATGTCAATATTCGTTCCCAGCTTCGGTGCTCTGGAAAGGGAAGAGGTTGAATACACTGCCGAAGCTGCTGCCGAAAAGGAAAGAGAGCGGGTTGCCAAGAGTAAGCCTTTGAATGAAGAAAATGCTATGACCAAAGAGGCTCTTGGTAATGTCGTTAAGATAGGCAAAAACCAGCCTGAAGGTCAAAGGGCTAAGACTATGGAAAAAGTAAAAAGGGAGGGGTTAGTGTAATGCCTTATACAGCAGCGCAACTTAAATTATTCGGGATAGCTCTGGCTATGCAGATGGGTGAAACGCCTTATTCTTACAGTGAAGCGGCTGCCAAGATAGCCAGAACTACACCGCAGTCAGACCTGAGAAGAATGATTGCAGAGGGTAAAAAGAAAAAATAAGGGGGAATTAAACAATGTATCCAGAGAAATACAAGTTCAGTAAATGGTATGATTGCCAGATAGACATTTCGGTAGATGACCAGCTATCAGATGAAGTAGACTTAGAGGATAGTTACACTCACCTTGTTGTTCTTATCCCGACAATTACATCTGCCGGCATCAGTGTAAGGGTATCAGATGAGAAGGGCGGGACATTCTATCCCTTCTATGACTTCGGTGATAAAGATGGCGATACAGATATTCTTCAGATTACCGCGGCTGAGACAACCAGCAAGGCAATAGTCCTCAAGATAGGCGGTGCAAGGCATATCAAGCTATATGCGAGCAATGCTCAAACGAGTACCGATAAGGATTTCAAGGTTCGCGGCGTAAATCTATAAAGGCGGTGATATATGGGTTATCCAGAAGGTTTGACCTATTCAAATATGCGTGATGTCATCGAGCAGAAACTCCAGGATACCGGCAATGCTGTTTTCTCTACAACGGAGTTGGATTATGCTATTGAAGAAGCATCGAGGGAATACTCTACCTATCACCCCTACATCTATAAGGCTGAGTTCAATCTTGAGAGCAGAACTGGTACTGCCGATACCGATACTGCCTCTGCTCTTGTTGACACTGTTAAAGACCAGTTCCTATCAACCGATGTTGGCAAGTGGGTTTACAATTCCGAGGATAGAACATGGGCGCAGGTTACTGCCTATGTTGATGAGACACAACTTACTCTCAATAAAGATGCTTTCCCCGATGGAAATGAACCTTACCAGATATTCAATGAGGGCTGCACTGATAGCAAAGAGTTCAGCATAGATGCCCCGCAGCAGCCGGATGGGGCTTTAGGCAGGAGAACATTTGACTGGCTTAAAATTGACAAGATAGAGTACCCGATACTACAAGACCCTCCGAGATTCCTTAAAAGAGGTGAGTGGGAACTTCAGGAGAATAATATCATTCGCCTCAAGATAACCGATGAACCACCCGATACAAAGGATTCGGATGCTGCCGATGAGGTCTGGGTCTATTTTGCTCTACGCCATAAACTATCTCAGCTAACTACGCTACTCGGTAAGATAAATCTGGAAGCTGGCTATGCTGCCGGTTCGACAAGTGTTGCTATGGATGACCTTCAATCAATTGGCACACTCTACAAAGGTCAGGAGTTTACGATTGATAATTGTCGCGGTATATACATTGTGGATTACCAGAGAACAATAGCCAGTAATGCCTGCGACCCTGTTTCATTCTGGCCTCCATTAAAGGATGCTGTTGTTGATAATGAGACAGTCAGGTTCAAATTGAGCACCCTGTCATACAGCCATGAGGGTACATTCGCCGACCTGGCTGCTGGTAAGGCTGCAATGAGCAAGGCTAGGAGCTATATTAACAAGATAAACTACGGTCCCAATCCCTACCGATATATGTATGAATGGGGAAAGCTTAAGTATGAGGATGCTTTGAGAGAGCTAAAAAAGATAGATGATGTAGCTCCTTGTATAGCATTGCCATAAGGAGAATATATTGAGAAAACTGTCAGCCACGCTTTTAGCTGCTCAAAAGGGAGCAGGTGTTACCGGTGCTGCTTACGAGGCATTATGGAAGATAGTCCTGTCAAGGTCAGGGCAAACTACCAGTGGCTATGACCGAAGCCGTGTAAAGCAAATCCAGCACACAGAGCAGGATGATAATGGTATATCTGAGGTTCTGCTTCAAAACAGCGACCTGGCTCTTAACGATATTAACTTTGAGCAATATCAGGGCATTATCTCAACCGGCTATCATACGGGAGTAACTCGCTCTGCATGGGTAGCAGATACCGAATATGCCGTTGACGATGTTGTTATTCCTACTACTGCCAATGGATACCAGTATCGCTGCGTTACTGCCGGAACAAGCCACGCTTCTACCGAGCCGACCTGGGGAACTGCTCTTGGAGTCCAGCAGGATGACGGGACTGTAACCTGGGAGATGGATGGTTATGATGGCGATGAGTATTCTCCTACAGCTCCGCTAAAGGTAGATTCCCAGGAGTTCATATCTTCCGAGACCAAGTTAGTTTGCCGACTTTATCTTATCGGAATACCCAACCAGTTGAGGCAGGATAAGGCTGAATCGGCAATGGTTCTGGCCAGTGATGACACGGAGACTGTAAAGGATTTATTAACGGATGTTGGAGATACTTCTCTAACTGATGGGACTAATACTCCTTACTCCAATTATTCGGCCGTAACGGTAACATACGATACAGGCTACGATGACGGCATAATAGATGACTTTATACCGGCTGACTATTTCTCGGTTGGTGTTAATGAGAACAGGGATAACAAGATAAAGGAGCTATTGAACCTTACCGGTTGCAAAAGAAGGACTGAGTACGATGGTGCTATTCACATCCTTCAACCGACAACTACCGGCGAGACTTACGACTACGAATACAGGCTGGCCGTAGCAACATACCACACCTTCTTCAATAAGGCTTTAAGGAATCGCTTTATCAATCCGAACAAAGAGGTGGTCAAGTCCCACTCCTCACATTCACCTGCATACTCCGGTAGTGCTACGAGTGCTACGAGTTATGCGCTATCTCCTAAAATCCATACCACTATTAGGAGATTGACTTCTAATGAGCAGGCAGCAGATATCGCGGCAGCAATAATTGAGCGATATGAGCTTGATGCTGAAAGGGGTCTAGGTGTTGTACCTATGAACTGCGGTCAGGAAATATGGGACTATGTTAAGTTCACTGATGGTCGCCAGGAAGATACCAGGATAGGAAATGTCCAGTATATCCAGAGAAATTGCAAAGCCCCTGAGATAGATGGTGTCGGTGCTTTCAACATGACAATCCGCTTCGGCAGGGTTAATTCTCAGACAATCGGGGCATTAGCAGACGAAGCCTATGGTGCAGGTATTCCTCAGTGGATTATAGACATAATAAACACACAATCCGATGACATTCTTGCTCTGTTTGAGAATTGGGAAATGCTTGTTGATTTCTTAAACCTCGGTCTTATCCCGGGTTCTGTACTGCTTACTTCACTCAGTGGCGACCTTGACGATATAGATGATGGCTCTAACTATGCAAAGGTTTTAGCTACTGACATATCGGCAGGTCATGTACTTTTAACAGAGGTTACTGGCGACCTTGACGATATAGATGATGGCTCTAACTATGCAAAGGTTTTAGCTACTGACATATCGGCAGGTCATGTACTTTTAACAGAGGTTACTGGCGACCTTGATGATATAACCGATGGAACTAGCTATGGAAAGCTCCTGCTAACCGATATATCATCCGGTCATATTAAACTGACAAGTTCTACTGCTGTAGTTGGAGAATGGTATGACGAGTCGGGCGTTGAAATAGATGCTACTCACGGAATAAATATATACGGGACTGCAAACGCTCTAACTACCAGACCGACCAAAACTGGCACAATTCAGTGTTATGTAGGAGCTGATGGGAAGATATACGCTGGTGCCGGAGCTGTTATTCTTGACAGTGGCGGTCTGACTTTCAAGGGTAATGTAATATATTTCAAGAATGATGCTGGCACTCAAAGAGGACTGATTTACGGTGGGGCGAGTTACTTCAATATCTATTCAGGCCAGAACATTGTTTTAGACGCAGGTGATACGGTAATGCTTGAAGTGCCGATTGAACCCACAGCAGATGGTGGCGAAGCAATCGGTCAGGCTGATAAGCAATTTGGCTATGGGTATATCAAGAGAACTTATGCCGATACCTTGACAAAGATTCCTGTTGGGGCTAACATGTACCAATAGGAGGTCTGTTATGGTAAAGTTAATAGTAATCATTTCAGCCTTGCTTTTAGCACTATCCTTGACATCATGTTCTGTTGTAAGTCTAGCTGATGAACAAGAAGAAGTTGTTACAGTAAAAGCTGATGTGAAGATTTTAGAGGAAATTGAACAGGTAGAGGAAAACTTGAATATCACAGAGAATACAACCGCAAACAAAATCTATGAAGAATTCAGGGATAAAGCTTCCGAGACACTCCTGAAATACGAAGGAAATGAAGTAACCGTCAGTGGATATGTAACGGATGTTTGGGCTGCTCATTTGCAGTTTGCTTTTGTTAAGGACAGTATAGGTGGAATGGACGGAGGCGTTGAAGTAAGGGATATGTTCATAACCCCGAAAGGGTCTTCAGATGTCAGATGGAATGACTGGATTAAAATAGGTGATTTTGTTACTGTAACTGGCAATTTCACAGGCTATGATAACGGAATCATAAGAATACAGGGAAGTCATCTGAAGGTAGTTGTAAGAGAATAATTATTTAATATTATCAATTAGTTCTCTGAATTCACGGTCTTTTTGATTCTGCTTTTCTTTCTTTTTATCTTCTTTCTCTTGCCATTTGGCACCAAAGTACCAGCCAGCACCGAAAATTATAGGTACTAGAAAATAAAGCAATATCCATACATCAGATGTTTCCATTTCTAATCTCATAATATTAAAAACATAATACTAAAATTTTGTCAAGTAACCCCGATTTTATCGGGGTTTTTGTTTGGGGATAAAATGCCAACAGCAGGATATATATGGATAGAGGGTGTCAGGCTTCATTATATTGATAGTAGTGGTAATGAAAGGTCACAGATTGGCACTATTACCTCAGCCACAGGAGACCCGGGCTATCTCTGGATTGAGGGAGATAATATACATTATATTGACTCTGGTGGTGATGAGAGATATCTGCCGACTTCACACATTGGAACTGCCCCCACATTAGAGGGTTATCTCTGGATTGAGGGAGATTGGGTTCACTACTCTGCTGAAACGGACGCAGATGAAAAATACTGGCACGAAGACACTCACGGCGACTCTCACGGAGACCTAACCCAACACTATGATGCACCACATACCGATTGGGACGACCATGACGACTACCATGTGGACTGGACTGACGAGGGACATCAGGACTATACCGACTATGTAATCACAATCGGACACGGGGACTGGACTGACCATCTTGACGAGGGACCTTATCAAGACCACGATGACGGTGCTCACCAGAATACCTTACATTCGGATTACGATGCCCATGCAGATTCTCACACAGACTCTCACACAGACGAACCTGCTCTCGTTTAAGGAGAATTATGCTTTTAGTTAAACCGAACCTGACCTGCAATATGAACTGCACTTATTGCTACGAAAATAAGTGGCGTTCAGAAAATCACCCGAAGATGGAATACGACCTTGAAAAAGTCCTCAAGGTTATCTATGAAGCACCTGACGGAGAGCAGATAGCACTTCACGGCGGTGAACCCCTTATGATGCCGAAAAGAGATGTAGAGGCAATACTTTCGGCTATCTACCAGAAAAACGGTAAGAGTGGCATCCAGACAAACGGGCTCAATATTGACGGTGAATACATGGATATTTTCTCGCGCTATAAGACTTCAGTAGGTGTGAGCCTTGACGGTCTCGGAGAGCTTAACAGCTACAGATGTGATGTTAAGACCACCGAAAAGATTTTCAACAGTATCTTGGAGATGCACCAGAGAGGTCTTAACCTCAGTTTCATAGCTGTGATTAGCAAAGCCAATGCCGAGAATGACAATTTACTCAGTGAGTTCAAACAGTTCATAGCCACGCTTTCCAATCTCAGGATTACCGGTCGGATAAACCCCTGCTATGATGACGGCGAATGCTCGCTTGAGAACGGCAGGCTTATTGAAGTCTATAAGGAATTAGCCTGGTTCGTTTTCTCTCACGGCTGGCGGTGGAGTCCTTTCTATGATATGTGGGACAGCTTGAGAGGCTCAGAAAAAGTAGTCTGTGTCTATAAAGAGTGCGATATATTCTGCACTCATTCGGCAAGGGTAGTTCTGGGAGATGGCAGCATAACCAACTGCATGAGGGTATCTTCAAAGGGGATGTTTGTCAGATATCCCTCAGAATACAAGACAAGGGGAGAGATACTCCAAGAGGTTGAACAGGCTTACGGAGGTTGCAAAGGGTGTGAGTTCTGGGAAGCATGTTACGGTGGCTGCCCCAGCCAGACAAAAGACTGGCGTGAAAGAACTTATCTCTGCCCGATGTATAAGGCTATCTTTCAGGTGATAAAGAACATCCAGTCTTTTAACCAGGAAGAATGTAAACCTCTCCCTTTGAGAAAGGGAGAGGGGGATAACGGTGGTGGGGGTAAGGAGAGAGTGCAAGGTCATTATGACGGCATCGAGCATATAGACGGAACTATAAGGCATCTGGACGGTTAGCATGGAAGGATTTACAAGGATAATCTGGAAGGTAGGCAAGGAAAAACTCAGCCGGCAGTTGACATCTGCTTCAAGACTGTTTGCCGAATGTGAGTATAAGACCGTTATTGAAGGTCAGAGGCAAGCCTGCACGGAACACATGTCCCTTGAGAATATGCCTAGACTGCTTGAGAAACTGAATAGAGACAAGCTGGTATTTACGCCCTTGAGAAGGAGTGGATACTATCAAGGGTTCGCTCACCAGCACAAGGAAGTCAAGCCTGGTGACCCTTATTACTGGTTTGGCTGCATAACGAGGTCGGTAGAGGACGGCCAGAAGTTCAAGGAGGCCGACCTTACCGGTGACCATCTAACAATGGGTGAAATGCTGGGTTATCCAGAATGTTGCTCAAAATACTTCAAAGAGAACTTCTCCAAGAACTATGACCCGGTATGGCTGAACAACAACGAGGCTCCGGACGGAAACCCTTTAGCAAACAACCTCTTGCGGTACTTCGGCATCAGGATTTACAGTCACCTTTCATGTTCACCTGATTGTGAGGCTACGCTGAAAATAGCCGATGAAAGGGTAGAGATTATGAAGAAGCTGGACTCCGCTACAACAGGCTGGTTGCTGGAATATCTGGCTTCACCGATGACTTGGGACAGCTATCATGGCGTGGTAGAGGTTGACACTCCGAACTTCTTGGGGCTGACTCATACATTTCCCTTAGATAAACAGAGAGTAATCAAATGGCGTTAATCCTGTTTACTTTTGCTTTCAATTCTGAGACTCAGGCTGCTGATTTCAGTGGTAATGTAGAACCTGAAGTAGCTCTCCAAATTCTAACGAAAATCGCAATATCTAATGCTGTTAAAATGGCTTTGGATGCAAAGAAAGAGGATAAAACCGAGGGAGATGAACAATGAGCGTCTTAGAGTATATAGGTAGTATAGGAGGCATAGCTGGGGTTCTTGCCTTTCTTATATTCTGGGCTTACAGGTATCTGGTAAACCAGATGCGTGAGGACAGGAAGTTCATGGAGGACAGGCTTACTCACATTATTGACGAATACAATGATGTTATTCGAGAGCGAAATGACGTAATGATGAAGCACAGTCAGGTCTTGACCGAGCTAATAACCTGGCTTAAAGCCAAGAACGGAAGTTAATAAAATGGGATGCCTTACTTGCGGAGCACCCTGGGTTAAAATAGAAGACGGAAAGAAAATCTGCCCCAATGGGCACATAGAATACATAGTCGAAGATGCTCGAAAGTTCGAGCAGTGGCTTTCTCAGATGCTTTCTGACGGAAAAATAAAACTCGGTATGACCGATAGAACAATAGCTGATATCCTTCTCCGTGAGGGTACGGCTTACTACCATAAGTCAATAGCCAAAACAGGACGCTCTGAGAGCGAAAATAAGCCCTCTTAAAATAAAGAGGAAGGGTATTCTTTCGGTTGATTTCCCCCTCTCCTATGAAGGAGAGGGGGCTTTTCTTTTCATTTCTTGACAAAATTATCAAGATTTGGTAGTGTGTGAGTGCTGGGGTGACTCCAAGGTTTAAAGGGGTGATGGAGCCTTTGGTGCCGTACAAGAGCATACCCCGTCTGAGATACACCAGCCCCAGCAAACCCCCGTTCTTTTATTTCAGTTTCAGGTCTTCTACTATCTTCTCCGGGGTCTCTTCATAGTAGTAACTTGCACTCAATTCTTTCAGGTAACCGGCAGCTATGAACAGCTCATTTATGTGGATATTAAATGCCTGCGCCAACTTGATAAATGTCTCAGCAGAAGGACTGGCGATTCGGTCAGTTTCAAGATAGGCAATGGTGCTTCGGTCTATGCCAGAGTGTTTAGCCAGCTCTTGCTGAGACCACCCCCTCTCCTCTCTCAATTCCTTTAGTTTGTTGGCAAGTTTTCCAACCATAGTGCTTAAAATTATAACAAAAGTTGTCAGTCTGTCAATAGTACTAAAGTGTGAGTTTCGTATTACTGGCAAAAAAAGTTTTGAAAAGGTATTGACAAAAGGAACTTTAATTGTTATAATCTTCACAAAAGTTGTGAGGGATTTGAATGGTTGAGAAGGCGATATTAGTTAAGTTGAAGGAGAGGCAGGGGAATTTATCAGACTACGCATATTCAGAACAGTTGGGTATCTCACAGCAGTTATGGCAGCAAATCCGCACTGAAAAGAAGAATGTTGGTATTACATTACTAAAAGCAATCGGCAGGACTTACCCGGATATGGCACTTGATGTGCTATTTTTTTTGGGCTTTGATGTGAGTAAAGTAACCAGCTATGCGGATAACACCACAAACGCCCCTGAGAAGCCCCAGGATAGAAAAATAAGCCTCTGTAAGCGTTTTTACGTAGAATTGGTCAGGAGATTCAGGTGGCTGAGGATTTAGAAATAATCTACCAGCAAATTGATGAAGAAAAGAGAAAAGCCTTTCATCCATTTCAATGCCCTCATTGCGGAAGGTTTATAAAGATAACACACGCTGCATCTGGCTATGGATTAGACGGGGCTTGGTGGGAAGTATATGGCATATGTTCAAAATGTGGAAATGTGCATGAAGGTGCTTAAAAAGGATTAGAGAATGCCAGCTAAGCCAGTAATCAAAAAGTCAATTCACGACTGCAAGCACCCAGGCTGTAACGGCATCCTGATTAACGACTGGGGAGAAGTCCGTTGCTTGATTTGCAATCGCGAGCATGACGAAAACGGTGAGCTGGTAAAGCTCATAGACCCGGTGGCTGAGGACATAAATTGCCACGAGGTCCCACACGCCACCGGTGGCAGACCTAAACTCCAGACACTTGACGAGATAAGGCAGCGACATTCTCTTGAGGCTGGAAATAATAATAACGGAGGGAATCGGCTACCCAACGATATTAAAGAACTCAAGAGAATGTGGAGGCAAAGGAATATGAATGTGGGGCAAGTCTGAAGGATTGCCCCAAGGAGGAGAAAAGAAATGGTTGAGAGATTTTATAACTGCCTGGTAGAAGGGACAGATGGGGGATATCACTACAGGCACGATACTCCTGAAGATGCCAGGGTCGAAGCCGAGAGGCTGGCAAGACTGCCTTATAACAGAGGTAAAAAGGTCTATGTCTTAATGATGATATCCTACTGCGAAGTGCCTGAAACACCAGTCGTATGGCACGAAGTATAAAGGAGAATATAGTGCCTGAAATTGAGTTTATAACGCCACCAATAATTAAAGAGATACTTGAGCAACAAAAGCTAATCTTAGAGATGCACGATAAGATTTTAAATAGTCTCAGCATACCGCCAGCAATTTTTCATACTGGTGGAGTGCCAGTTGATATTAAATTAAAACCTACGTTTGAAAAGAACTCAATAATAAAGGAATAACTTGGATGAGTCCGGTAGTAATAGTGTTCTTTGTAATAGTTTTAATCCTGTGTATCTTAGATTTTGTATACAGGATTAGGAGGAGATAAATGGAGATAAGCAGAAGATACAGGGTTAATGTTGGAACTAGCGTAAAGGGTGTCAAGAGCTATGACTGCACGGTTGAGTTGCGAGATAGCGGTGAGGAAGTAGGAGAACTTGCACCCCCCGAGCGAATAAGAGAGATGATGCTTCAAGAATCAGATGCCCTTGTAGCCGAGCTGGACAAGAGATACCCACCGCCAGAGGAAGGTAAATAGATATGGGTTTTGTAGAAAAAGATGGACATTACTATCCTAGATGTGGTGATTGTGGCGGAGCTATTGAAGAACGCAAAGTATCTAAACGTGAAAGTATCTGCGATGATTGTTGGGAGCGCAGAGGATGGTTGCTTGAAAACAGAGAAATAATAGGGATGGCAGAATTTAAAAAGATACAAAGCGTAATGGCTCATCACACTGGAACAGCCAAGAGAAGAATTCTTAAACTTCAAAAGGAAATAATATAAATGGACGATAAAGAAAAAAGAAGGCTATTGAGACTCATACTGGAAGAGCCTGAGTCTACTTTACTTCCCAAGAAAGAGGTCTCTGAAGATACGATTGACGAAGTTATGGAGCTATTCGGTCATGAGCATCCACCATATTGCGAACCATCATGGCATCATGCCAGAAATATGCCGGGGATGTCTTAAATTGCAGGACAGGAGATTGTTTTAAGTAATGAATAGATATTTTCTTACTGTGGATTGGTGTAATCAAGGCAAGCGGGGTATATTCTGCAATCTCTCAAATGGGAGTGCCTTTGCTAAAGATGATGCACCGCATACTGAAGAAGAAATCTGGGATATACTTGATGCTTTCTCTCTTGTTCTAAGCCCACAAAGTATAGAATATTCAGAAGATGAAGTTAAGCAATTTAATAAAGCGTATCCACTGGCTGAGTTTTCAAATCAATATGGGTATGCTATTAAGGGAGAGTGAAATATGTCACCAATCAAAGGACTAACTGAAAGAAACCGCCTGCCACGAATAGGCAAGATACATCTGGGTATAAAGAAGGAAAAGAAAAACAAGCAAGGTCAGGTAATAACCACATATCCGTCTGCTGTTGACTACTTCGTTTACCCGGCTCCGGATGCCCCTGGTGGTGAACTACTGGAACAGCTCATTGAGACATTCGGTGAGCAGCCAAAGGAACTCAGGATAATCTTCCCTCTTGAGGATGAAGAGACAATAGCCAGCCAGTATTACCGGTGCTACACAAGGACCCGGGGGCTGGTCTGTCGCGGTGATGGCGAAATCTGCATGAGGTTAGTTGACAAAGTAACTGGCGACCTGCCGTCAAAAGACTCCAAGAACACGGAAATGCGGGAGATGGCTTGCCAGGGTAGGGAATGTCCCGACTATCAATCCGGCAACTGCCGGGAGATTATGAACCTTCAGTTTATACTCCCAGAGATAAGCGGACTGGGTATCTGGCAGATTGACACATCAAGCGTAAACAGTATTACTAATATCAATAATTGCTTAAAGCTGGTCAGATCAATCTACGGTCGAGTGAGTATTGTACCGCTTCTGCTTACCCTTGAGAAGATGGAGGTAATTCCCCCGGGTGGCACTAAGAAGAATGTTTTTGTCCTCAATATCCGAAGCAATGACAATATGATAGAGGCTGCGATAAAAGCCAGGAAGCCACCGCTTGAACTCATTGCGGGACCGCCTGATATGGCACAGGTCGAGGCAGACACAGAATTGTTGTATGGTGATATCAAACAGTGGCCAGCTGATGAAAAGGACAGGATGCTGACAAAGGAAGAGGCTGCCGAAAGAATGACACCTGAAGAGATTGAGGGAGCCAAAGAAGAAGAGGAAAAACTTGAGCCACCGGACGAGACTTGTGCCACTGATGAGGAGCTCAGACAAATGGAACGAGAGGCTACAGCCAAGTCCAAGCCAGAGCCTAAAGAAGACTACCCACCTAAGCTAGATTATCCACCTGACGGCAGTGGTAAAGAACTTAAATTGCAAAACTCGGTCAAGTCTTTGAAAGAGACAATGCAGGACTGCAACTGGTCGGCAACCGATGTCGGTCAATACTGCAATGCCACAATGAAGTGGAATATCAAGGACTATAATGACCTGGATGAAGAGAAGTTAGCCGAACTGATTGAGCATATAAAGGAAAATCCGAAATAGCACATTAACAGTATAGCTTGCTGGTGTCCGAACTCGGCTTATGGGTATAGAGTCCCATAAGAAAGGGAAACTAACGGGGCTGGGATACTTTCAACGCCCAGTTATAAAAGGCAAGGCGCAAATCCCCGTCCAGCAAGAATAGCCAGCTACCGAAAGGGACGGGGTAATAAAGGTGTCATATCTTAAATAGATGAGTTCGACCAGATGACTAGCTGGCAAAAACTCTGGTGGGGTGAAAGGGTGTGATTGCCTAAACACCTTAACTGGGGAGTTTCAGATGGTAGCCCCACCAGAGCCAAATAAGGAGGCACAAAATGGCTGACAATTTTATGGCGATTGAGAGTACCTGTGGAAAATGCGGTAAAGAATACCTTCCCTATGCATATCAGAGTCCAGAATGTCCACATCAAATAAAAGGAGATTTAATGATGGCTGAAAGGGAAGAGGAAATAAAATATCCTGAACATAAACACCCTCACAGTGTAGAAAATGCTCAACCAAATGAATATCGAATATGGGTATGTGAAGATTGTAAGCATATATTTACCGATACTGAAATCAGAAAGGATATAGAGAACAATCAAGCGGTTTGGGGGCATGATTGTAAATCGCATCCGCACAGGAAAGGGCAAAGGTGTGAGTCGCATCTTGAGTCTTATATACCAGATAAACTCCCCACCTTGAATTTGATAGAGGAGGGGGAGATAGAAGAAGCATATATTAAGTCAAAACCTTCAGTTATTGATAGGAATGGTAATTCAAACTGGGAATATGAGGAGACATTTTGCCAAGCCCAGTTAGACTCCTGTAATAAACAACTAGCTGATATTAAGATGATTAAGGAGGCACAAAATGGCTGAAGAAGAGATACTACTAAGAGAAGTCATGGGAATTATAGAGGGATTTACAACTGGCGAATTAAAAAGTCCTGCCCATGATATAGGATATTCGGCAAGACTGCATAATAAAGGTATTGAGAGTATATCTAATTCAATTATAAAGAAAGTAAGGAATACAACTTCCCCCGACTTGAAGTTGATAGGGGATGAGGAGATAATTTCGATTGTGCGTGAAGCATTTAAAAAGGATGCGTTATTGGAACACTTTGTAGAAGGCAGAGGTCATTGGGAGAGAATTATTACAATAGTAGCCCAAGCCCAGCTAGACTCCTGTAATAAACAACTAGCTGATATTAAAACTGTAAAAGGAGAATGATGGCTAGAAAATGGCATGCTAAATCATGGAAAATGAAGGGGAATGCCGAACATTGGCATGGTGCAATGGCAGGAATTGCTGACCCCGGGAAACATGCTGATGATATATTGCCAAATGGGGATTATGCTTCTTTATTTGTCTATATGTATCGCAGATTTGGTATTTCGGAGTATGGTTCAGACCCATATAAAGAGATAGTTTGTTGGTATCTAACTACCCCCGACCCTGCTGTAGTATTAATGGTTAGTCCTAGACCTAGTGGTTTACGCTACAGTTTTGGCTACGTAGTTGATACTAGAGTCTATGATTATTATAGCCACGATGAAGTTGAAGCTATCAGAATAGAAATAGAACCTGCCTTAAAGCAATCAATGAAAGACCTCTTAACGCCTACTAATGTACGTGATGTTTATATTAACGCAGTAGGAAAAGTCAGCGATGATGCTATCGGGAGGACAACTTGCAATTATTCTAAGTGGGCAGGCTTTGGAGTTACTTCCGATTATTATGAAAAATTTAAAACAACTAGCTGATATTAAAAGGGGGGGGAGAAGTGAAAGATGATTTTGAAAAATTTAGAAAGCACTTATTCTGGCAGATGTTTGCCCTCGGAGTAATAACGGGACTGTTACTCGCTAGTATCATAGCTGGAGTAATGCTGATTTCTGTAAAATGTATTTAGCCCAAGCCAAAGGAGGGTGAAGGGATGAAAAATATATTTGAACTAGCCAAAGAAGAAAAGGAGGCGAGCGAATATCGTATCTCACAAGTATTTAATGGCGGTTGCCCAAGAGGTTCAAAATTGGAAGTTAGAGCTTTTATTGCGGATAGACTTTATCACGCAAAATGGGATGGCAAACCACATGATGAAGCCATTGAGATGCCATTGGCTGATATTTTGGAAGATTTTTGCTGGGATATCTTTGGTGCTTCATTTGAGGAAGTAATAAAGGCGTGGGATAAATATTTAGGTTAGCCCAAGCCAAAGGAGGGTGAAGGGATGATAAAGATTAAACAGACAATCGGTAAAAAGGTTATTTATGAAGCTAAAATTGAAAGATACGATTATTCTATTCCTGCCTTAATAAACAATGGTGCAACAAAAATTCTAATTGAATACCCAACGTCAAAGATAACCATAACCCCTATAAATCCAAAGGAGGCTCAAGAATGAACGAACTGATTGAGAAAGTAGCTGAAGAATTAAATTGGTATGGTAATTCTGATTCTTACATTGACTGGAATGTGGCTGGTAATGATGAAATTAAAGAAAGGCGCAGGGCGCAGGCTAAAGATATACTCCCCCTCATATTGGGTGAGATAAAGAAAGGGATTGAAGATAGAGGACTAAATAAATTAGATGGTGTCGATTTATTTCCTGAAGAGTGGCAATCCTTCTGGGAAGAGGTGATTTCTGAATGACACTTCAGATAACTGAAAGGAACTGCCTTGAGCTGGTAGCCAGAAGTTTCAGCTTAAAAGTCTCAGACTTGATTTCTTATAAGATGGACAAGGAGACTGCAAAAGCTCGCCAGGTTGCAATGTACCTTTTATGGATGACTACTGATTACACATTACAGCAGATTGGCGATGCTCTAGGTGGTAGGACACCAGCCACAATAAGTCATGGATTTCAGAGAACGGCATTCAGAATGTGGTATGACGATAGATTCAGGGAAAAAGTATCCAGCATAAGGAATCAATTGAATGAACATCAGTGAAGAAGAGCTTGAAACTTTGCTTGACCATAATCCTGACCTGGAGCAGGCAAACAGAGGTATAAAAATACTTGCCAGTCAAAAAGATAGGCTAAATTTCGATTCTGTGAAGCCTCGACAGCAAAGTTTTACCTCGGAAAAGGATTTTCAGGAGTGGTTTAGAAAGAAAGCATTAAGTTATGGCTATCTCTTTTATCATACACACCGGTCTCAATTTTCTCCTAGTGGCTTTCCCGACGATGTTCTGGTGCGCCTTGAGCCAGAGCCACGCCTGATATTCGCAGAGCTGAAAACCGATGACCTGAAAAACAGCCAGCCATCTATTGACCAGTGGATGTGGCTTTATATACTTCAGCATATTCCATTCGTTGAGTGCTACCTTTTCAGACCTTCTGATTCTGATGGGATAGTGGAGATACTAAGATATAATCAAGAGAAAATAAAGGAGATGGAGAATGCGAGATAAAAAATATTGTATTGGTTGTGAACAAGATTATTATAACCACGATAACCCTCAAGGAGTAAAGGAGTGCTGGCATTTCAAAACTGCTAAAGCGATTGAGCGTTATCGAATAGGCTGGTGGGTTCCACAAGATAAAGTCGAAAATTTTAGTAGAATTTTAACTCATCAATGCCATACCGAAACTGGCAGATTTGCTTATTACAATGAATTACCCTCACATTTAAGGACATAAGATTAGGAGTTAGAAGATTAGGCTATATTAAGATGAAACAACGCTACCCAGTATCAGTATATCCGCTCTGGTACAGGCTGGATATTCAAACTAAAGTTGCTCTGTCTGAGTACCAGAGAGAGAACTATGGTTATGAACTTGAGATTCCGCCGGAGCCATTAGTCCTGCCAGATATCGGTCAGGTTGAGCAGATAATGAGACAGAGACCGTATAAGCCAGCTAAAATAAGATGAGTGCCAAAGACTATTACTCACCGAATGAGATAAATGGCAAACAAATTAAAGTACAGAAAAGCATGGTCATGGCCTGAGCAGGTAGAAGATTTTATTATTTCAAGAGCTCGAGGTTTTACTATTCATATTATGAATGGAACCAGCCAATTTGGGGATATCCGCATAGACAAATTTACTGATAATACTGATATAAAGGCTGATGCTTTATATCTTCCTATAAAAGCTGAAGTCGCTGACACTGCAATTGCAGACCCACCTTGGGATATGTCCGATATACTAAAAAATGGGTTTATGAAGGAAATCAGGCGAATTACGAAACTGGGGGGACAAATTATTATAAATAGTCCTTGGTGTCCTAAGTGTCCAGGCATTGAGCTCGAGGAGATTTGGTGCCCAACATGGCAACTATTCACATTTCACAACATAGCATTGATTTGGGTTTTAATTAAAGTGAAAAGCCGACTATTTGAAGTTTCAGTATGACTAATGACTACTATTCACCGAATGAGATATCCTTCACCCGCTCTCAGGTATTTTTCCTTTTACGCAACCTCGACATTCTACGAGACTTTACCTGGCCGCTAGATTATAAAGAAAGTGGCTACATCGGTGGTAACAAGAGAATAGTCAGGCGAGCTCCATTCGACACGCCAGCCTGCATACTGGGAGAACTCGAGGAGCGAATTGAAAGATGTGGTTTAGACGGTATTCTATTAGAGCTGGTATACTCGGCATCTTCAGAGGACAAGCAAGCATTAGAGCAGCACATAGCCAGCGCATTGAAGCTAAACATCAGGACCGTAGACAGGAAGATAAAGAAGGCGTTAAACTACATATCAGGGAAGTGCCGGCGGTGGGTTAGTTGCGAGAAGTGCAGTGAGTTTAAGACCTGCAAGTTGAAGAAGCGGGAAGCTGTATCTTACAGGGACTTCGACAGCTATAGAAAATCCAAAAGAAAAAGCCAGCCTGATTGAAGAGGTAAAAAATGTATCGGGCTGGCTCAAAGTCGGCTAGATTTCGATTACAGAGCGTCTACTTGCCTTCTGCTTTGGCTAGGGATAAACTTTCTCTAGTTCATAATCGTAGTAAGCCTCGATTTCCCTATTCCCAAAATCAACCATGAATGGGGGTAAAAAACCATCAAGATATGGAATAATTTCTGTGATGAACCCGATTTCACCAGCATGGTCAGTAGCGCCAAAAGACGGAGTATCTTCATCTACTCTTACTGTTTCACCTTCATAAAAACCTTTTTTCTTTTTCACTTCTCCCCCTTACTTTAGTATATTCACTCATTTCTTAACCTCCCTGTAAGACTTCAGTATCTCTTGCCCTTCATTATTATTAGGCATTATGATTTTAGACTTGCCGTTTGATACCTCTATTGTCAGGCTGTCTATCTCCTGCTGGGTGTGTTCTTGCCGGTGCTGCCAGTACCACTGCCAACCGCATATAGGCTCTTGCATTTAGCTTCTCCTAATAATCCGGTGTCTGTTGCTTCTGTGCTTCATCACGTATTAAACGCCATAAAGGACACATGGGCTTGTAGTTCACTGAAGTTTGCATCATGCCGTAATTTTTTGTGTTAGGGCAGACTTCAATTAAGGGGCATTTCTCACATCTTATTTTTTTCTCGCTCATATTACTACCTCCTCTTAGTTCCTTCTTATCATAGCGTCAAACTCAAGGGCTTTCTTGTAGTTCAACATGCTCCTGCCCAGAGTGTCCGCCAGCTCATGGTCGCTGACCTTGCTGAGATAGCTCATATAGTAGGCTACTTCACGGGGCAGCAGGACCCC